CTCATCATATCCCCCCTTTTTTGTTTAGGTATATTATACACAAAGAATAATTTTCCTGCAAGCATAACTCAAGCCCGGCGGGGGTGACCGGGCTAAAATAAAGAGCTCTGGCAAAACACCAGAGCATAACTTCCATTGTACCAGTTTAATTATAGCACCCTTCAAAATGCCTGTCAAGTACAGTACATTTTCACCAGTTTTTCACCAGTTTTCTCTCACAAATTTTCTTATGTCCTCATAATCTATCAAACCGCTTGCTATTGCAAGCATGATACCTTCAAGAAATATTACATCTTTCATCTCTTTATACTGACTTCTATATTGCAAACCTAGTTGTTTCTGTACGTGATTGTCCGCTAATTCATCGAAATACCGCTTTTGTATAAGTGTCGCATATTTTGTTTTGTTTTTCTCGTCTATGTATTTCATATCATTCACTACATCTCTAACTATTTTGAGCCATTGTTGTTTCTCAGTAATATCCTTATCCATTGCTATTTTAATCGCTTTTAATTCTGTTGGATTACTATTATGACTTACTCCTCCGCCTCCTGTTTCTTTAAACTGTGCGGGTGATGAATGAATAATATCGTTTATTTTTTGCTTAACTTGGAATAAAACCTGATAATAGTTGAAAAAATAATGTTCAAGAACGTTTCGCTTCGGCAGTTTCTTCAAGCTGCCACCTCCTTAGTTCATCTTTCCACCTTTGTATTTCTTTCATGTATTTTGATGTTATATCATTCCAACTACCAACTTTGTTAAATAGTATTCTTTCATCGCTTTGTACATCTTTATCATATCTTCTGGTTTGTCAACATAACCTAGACAATTTTCTTCAATAAATTCTTTGTATGCTATACACCTTTCAGGAATTGCTGTCATATCTCCACCTCCATGATAATATACCATCTACATTACTTGCTCCTAACGTATCAAACTCTTTATCAAAAAACGTTACAAATCTAGCTTTATCCCATCCAACAACAGGAGCATATTTATCGTAAACACTATGATATGGAACATCAAAAGCGAATATATAAGCCCATACATCTTTCCAACTCCAATCTTGCAATGGCCATATTTCTTTTATCTTTGTCAAACTTTTTTGCGCTTCTATACGCAATTTTCTCGATATAGATTCTTCTTTCCGTATACCAACAAAACAGCCATCATAGCCTTGCTTCAATAATTCTGGTACTACCCTACCAAAAAACTCTTTGTACCAAATTCCGGTATCTTCTCTTGATTTATATTTATCCGAAGTGTCAATGTAGATATTTTTAGCTCCCATCTTTTTCATGTTTTCTATTATCTCCTTTTCATAGGCTCTAGGCATAAGATACGGCCCATAATCCCAATGGAATACAAGTATATTAGGGTCATGATGTAGCACAAGATGTAACAGTGCAGTAGAATCTTTGCCACCGCTGTAAGCAACATACATCTTTTTATACCTTTTTAATGCTTGCAAAATCATTTTATTAGCCTCATCTAATTTCTGTTGAAACTCCTCACTCTGAGCCCATTTTTTTAGTACTTCCTTCATATTCATCTTTTAGTTTACACCTCGCTCCCGGTGGTACACACAGTACCACATTTCTTGGACTCCAATATGGCGCTTTGTATGGCAGATATGCAGCGTCGTCGTATTCTTCGCACATCTCGATTGGAATTGGGCGCATTGCAACGCCCTCCGCAATTAAAGAGTAATCCTCCTTTACTTCTTCAAAAACTACGTCCCTTACCATACCAAAGCCTATGCGAATATCATTGCCCAAGCCGACCAAATACTGCTCTATAAACCGCTTTATTAAATCCATATCACCATTCACATAATATATTACTTCCTTGCATGGGATGTATGGCTGTTTCATAGCATACATGCGGAAATGTCCACTGCCCACTCGGATTTTTTTATTCTTGAGATGTTCACTCCAGCGTTCCTCAAATCGTTTGTAAATCTGTGTTACTCGGATTGAGTATGGGATGAACTGACTTACGCTGGCATGATATATATCGCCCGTCTTCAAGATTGGCAGCAGTCGTCGGTTGTACGGCAAAGATGGCGACAAGTCGAGCTTCTTGGGTGTGATAAAGAAATCCTGGCCAAACGCATCCAACAACATTAGGTGTGCCATCAGCCCATCAAAGCTAACCCAGGGCGTGGTGACACATACTGGCGAACCCATCTTGAACGTTATTTTGAAAGGCCGGAAGTGGCTCCACCGAATTGGCGGAGCCTTCTCGGCCAGGTTTGCAAAGTACTTTACCTCTTCTAAAATACCACTCATAACCTCTCCTCCAGTTCCTTGAGCAGTTTTACGATTTCGTCTTTCTTCTCCTGCACAAACTCAAGATACAGGCTAGCGTCGGGCTCGCCCTTATAATTCAGCATGATTTTACCATCACCGCTGGAGCTTCTGCCTCCCACGTAAGGCATAGCCTCAAATAGGTCTAATACTCGGCCAAAGGCGCTAAGCTGAAGTTGGTCTGGTAGTTGCAGCACAAAGCGGTGGAAAAACTTCGTACCGGGTACAAAGCATTCATAATCTACCTTCATTTGCACCGCCTGCTCGTCTTCTTGGCGCTCCTCACGCAAATCATCCCGCCTTGTTATAAAGCTTTGGTCGGTAAATGTGCGGATGGGTCGCTCTGCACGTGGGTCCTTTTGGTACTCCTCTGGCAGATATGGTTTGTACTCCTCGCATATGGGCCACATGTGTTCCACTATCAAGTTACCTTGTATCATTTGGTTGCCCAATGCGCAGCCGAATATGGCCACAGGTGGCATAAGCTCCCGGACTTTCTTCCTGAGCGCCAGGTCGATTACACCAGTCGTGTCGGATGTGCTTTCTAGTACACCACCAGAAAACAACGCATGATGCAGTTTCGTGTTGGTAATTTCGTATTCCAGCATGTCGAGAAAATCTTTGATAGCCAACCTGCGGAGCTTGCCTCGAATGCCGTTTCCAGAGATATACGGGATTGGTACCTCGCCAATACCGTCCACATACACCATAATTGTTCGTAATACCGGCGTTGACCCTGTCTTTTCGTCGCCTCCATGAAAAATCGGTGTTAAAGCTGTAACAGTACCCTCAATTTCATAAAAACGCTTATTCATCTTTCAATACCTCCTCCATTAAATTATCAAAAATTGTTATTTGGTTTTTGTTCTTGCGCCTCTCTTTAGCTCGCATAATTGCCATCATAGACATCGGTATATGCTCCATGTACATCTTGTTCAGGACAGTTCTCTCGTATGGCCTAAGCTCCTGCGTGAGATTGATTGCTTCTGCTGGGAGCGATTGCAACCCAAAGTAATTAGCCAACTTTGAAACAGCCTCAAACAGCGTTGCTCGTCTGCTGGCCGCCCTAACACGATGGTTGAAAATGTCGTGCGGATTCTTGCTGGTATGCATCTTGCTCCAGTTTATGCTGTTGTACACCACTGCCAGCAGCTCAACCGTTTTGTCTTCAATCTGTTTTTCTGTAAACATCCACTAACACCTCCCATAAAATGTCACCCTTGAATTTGGTCAGCTCCAGTAGAAAATCACGGTATCCGCCTTCAATTGCCTTTTGCCACGTTTTTGTTTTAAATTCGCCTGTCGTAAGCTCCGTTTTGCTTAAGCCTTTTGCCATTGCCTCTGCAATGGTTTGGATGTATGTTGCCGCCTTGTCATGCTCAAACAGTATCGGTACATCGTACTTCTCGTGTGAAAAGAAGTATTTATGCGGGCTATGTGCAACTCTATGGATACATGTCAACCAGGTTTGTTTTTGGCCTGTTTTAGCGATGTGTATGAAGAATGGCGGGTCTGGTGGGTTGAACAGAATTTGCTGCGCTTCGTCATTTTTGAACACCTTGAATTCTTGTAACGATGCTACCCATGACTTCCTGCGGAAAGTCTGGTCGCTGAAGAGGAACGCACATTCTGGACACATACAGTTCCCTGCAAAGAAGTAACTCCATCCTGTGAAATTATCTGAAACACATTCTTTAACTGGAATGCCATCATCAACCTCATTACCACAAACTACGCAAATCCCTTTCGTATTCCCCGTTTGTGGTATACTGCTTGTCGCTTTAAGAAGTAATTCACCCAACTTCATTTCATCATCTCCTCCATGACAACTTGAACAAATTCATCTTCTGAATAAAACTTCTTAATCTGCATTTCAACGATTTGTTTGTCATCTTCGTAAGCCACTTCGTTCAAAGCATCTGCAATTATTTTCGCTATATTGTCCATGTCCGGCTTTTTGGTTGGTCTTATAATATTCTGCAGCATTAATTCTTTCTCTTTTTTGCTTACACTTTTTGGAATTTTATAAAAAGCCTTTATAGTCATTCTCAACGGTCCTTTTAACTTGATGTTGTTATATTTCTGCATATATAGTAGTTTTACAAATG